TCGACCGCTGTCTGCTCGATGAGCTTCAGCGTGGCGAGCTTGGTTTGCAGCGTCAGCAGATCTTTGTCGGTCACGGAACCCGCGGCGGGCCCGAAGAAGCCCGACTGCTGTTCCTTCAGCTGGGTCTGGATGAGCGCGATCTGCGCGGTGACGGTTTTGAGTTCATCGCCGCTGATGAACGCCGTGAGCCGATCGGCGAGCAGGCTGATCGAGGGCGCCACGTCGACGACGGCGGCGGTGCCTAAGCCCTTGAGCGAGGCGGTCACATGGTCGAGCGACTCCTGCGTCTGGTGCAGCCGCTCGATGGTGTCGTCGCTGAAGGAGGCGCCCAAGAGCCCGGCCTCGATGCGCGCCTTGGCGATGCCCTCGGCCCCTTGCGAGAACAGCGGCAGCATATCGGCGCCGGCGCGGCCGAAGAGTTCGATCGCCGCGCGCGTCTTATCCGCGGGAATCTTCAAATCATTGATGCGTTGCGCGAACACCTCGAACTGCTGGTCCGGGGTGAGCGCATTGATTTCGGCGAACGTGAGGCCGAGCGCATCGAAGGTCGCTTTGGCCGTGCCGACGCCGGAACCGGCGGTCGAGATCGCCTTTTGCATCTTGGCGAGCGAGGCGGAGAGCTCGTCGAGGCCGATGCCCGATCCCTTGGCCGCGAACGCGAGCTCGGAGAAGGCGCCCGCGCTGATGCCCGCCTTGAGGGCCCCTTTGGAGAGTTGGTCGCCGAGCTCAATCGTCGACTTGGTGAATTCGACCAGGGCGCCGACGCTTAAGCCCACGCCGACCAGTTCGAAGCCCTTCTTAATCGTTTCGACCGCCTCGTTGGTCGCTTTGACGGCTTCGTTCAGTTTGCCGCGAAAGCCGGCGATATCCGCGGCCATCTCGACGATGATCGAGCCAATTTTGTTAGCCATCGTTTTTGGGTCGTCCGAAGATTTTCCGCAATTTATCCTCTACCGACACGTGATCGTCCGGCGTGAGGGAATAGAACGCGTTCCACAAGTAATATTCATGCGCCGGCAGCGCGAGAATCTCGCCCAACGTCTTGCTTAATTTCTCCGCAAGTACCATCGCGAACCGGAGCGACGGCTGGGCGATTATTTTTCCTTGGCGTCCTCGAGCGAGCCCATGCCGTTCGCCGCCATGCCCTCGCTCACCACGCGGCGCAGCGCCGCCGGCGATCGATCGAGTATCGGCAACGCGTCTTTATAGGTGGCGAAGAGCGGCGTGCCCGCCTCGTCGCACAGAAACGCGGCGATCTGGCAGGCCATGATGTCGCTGCGTTCCTCGAATGGCCGCATGACCTGCTCGAGCGCGAACGCTTCGGCGGTCGACAGCGACCGCACATGGACGGTCCCGCCCCACTCCGGCACATCGACGGCAACGATCTTGCGATCCTTCGCGCCGAGGATATCGGCGGCCGTGAGTCCCATTAGGCGAACCAGGACGGCGCGCCGGTCACGCGCAAGGTGACGTTGCCCTTGACGGCATTGTCAGGTCCCCCGGCGTCGAACGAGAACTGTTTGCAGAGCGCCGCGAACGCTGAGACGGTGCCGTCCGACAGAGCGATCGTGAAGGCTGTTACGGCGGCCGAGGTCTTGATCGCGCGCAGACGCGCTTGGCCAGCATCGGTGGCGAGGAAGATCGACAGGGTGACGTTGCCGAAATCCTGCAGGCCGATCAGGAATTCCTTCGCGGTCGACAGCAGATTGGTGACGTCTATTTCGGAGGCCGTGCCATCGAACCCGGTCAGATTCGTGACCGCACCGACCGATGCCATGGTTTGCAGCGAGGCCACGCCGCCGCTGACGTAAGACCCGTAGGAAGTGGCATCGATACCCTTCAAATTGAAGGTATTAGCCGCCGGCGAGTCGACCACGTACACGCCGAAGCTCCCGGTCGGGTTGATTTGCGGCATGCCGACGACGCCGGAGATCGTGACGATCTGCCCCTGCAGATAGCCGTGCGCGGTCGAGGAAACGACGCACGGCGAGGCGCTCGTGATGCCGGTGATCGTCTTGGTGGCGGCCGACGCGGTCGAGACCGCGAGATTGGTCGTTTGACTCTTCATTGCCATGGTGTGCTACTCCGAAAGATGAGAAACCCGCCTTGGGCGGGGCGGGTGATTTAAGATCAAGACCAGAGCTGATATTCCTGCGTAATCCGATAGACGCCCGGGATCGGTTCCAACTCAAAGAGATCGAGCTCGAGCGTCATCAGCACCGGGACCGCATCGAAGGCCGCACGCACCGCAATCGCGAGAGCGCGCGCGCCGGCGTAGGTGGCATCCCAGCAATCGACCTGCAGGCGCGTGTCATCCAGGCCGCCATTACCCGCGAACGTGTTGCTCGGATTCGTCGAGATCCGCTGCAACGTCACCGCCGGCACGATCAGATCCTGAGCGCGAATGAGCGGCGAGATGCGCGTACCGACGAGCGCGACCACGGGCGCCGCGGCGCTCAAGATGCCGAGCGCCTGGGTGATCGCTTCGGCGGCCACTACTCGATCCGCGACCGGTTGGTCAGGCTCGGCAGGATTTTACGGAGGTACTCACCGAAGGCGGTCACGGCCGCCTCCTTCTTGGTTTCATACGCGGGACGCAAGAACGGCCTCGCGGGCACGGCCTTGACGACCTTACCGAAGAAGCCCTTGGCCGGGGTTCCCATCGATTTCTTCTTCGTCGTGAAGATGCCGTGGCCGTATTCGATCCAGACCGCGTAAAACGCGTCCAGGTTCTTCTTCTGCGCGCGCTTGCCCGTATGCACGGTGACATTGCGGATCTGGTAGTCGCTGCTCGCGCCGCGGGTCCCCTTGATCGAATAGATCGCGAGCTTTAAGCGCCCGGTCAGCACCGGCGCGCGCTGCTTGGCCTCCGCGACGATGACATCGCAGCCGGCGCCCAAGGCATTCTGCAAGGTCTCCCGCTGCAACTCATTGGTGAAATTGATGAGCGCGAACCGCAGTTCCGAGAGCCCCGATACCTTGATTTCGCTCATTGGACTACGGCCTTGCAGGTCAATTCCAGGCGATCGCGGCGCCCCAGCTCGGCGATGTATTGGATGCCATAGGTCACCTCATCCACCAGGAGGCGGCAGGTTGCCGGGACGTCAGGCCGCCAGCGAATGCGATATTTGATGGTTGTTTCCGCGCTCAACTGTTGCGCCAGTAGCAACTCTTGGCCGCTCAACTCGATTTTCTCCGCCCAGACCGTATCGAGGGCGGTGAAGGTCTCGATCTGCTCGCCATAGCTATTCTGCGACAGCGTTCGCGACAGAATGACGGCAACCCGATCCATGGCACCCGCGCTTTTTTTATACTCTGCCACCGTCAAACCCAGCCTTCGGTCATATGGTTTTGCAGCAAGGTCGTGACCGTGAACGGCAACTCGATCGGCGTGCCGCGCACATCCACGACCACCGCTTCGCGATGCTCATTGAAGTGACTGACCAGCAGCAGAATGGCCTGGCGGATGGTGTCCGGAAAATCAGTCGTATAGCCCGCGACATAGCGGACGGTGACCGTCTCCAACTGATTCCGCACCGCCGGCCATGACACGCCGTAGGCTGGCTCAATGAAGCCGAAAATATCGCCCTTGGAAAACGCGTATTGATTCGACGCCAAGGTCTGCAGCGCTCCGGACGTGTCGATGTAGGTGATGCTCACGACCGACTGCGCCGGCGGATTGGGCAGAACGATCCGTGTCCGTGGCAACACCGTGGATCGATCGAACACCGTCGGCCAGCCGCCGTCGACCTTCATCTCCCACGTCTGGGTAGCAAACACCCGGCCGGTGAAGTCTTCGCAGTAATGGCGGGCCGCCAACAGATAGCCGGCCACGAGCCCATCTTCCGCCGACGACGTGATCCGGCACTGCGCCTTGGCTTCGGCGAGCATGACGGGATCGAACGTCGGCGGCGTGATGAGCGAAAACGATGACATTTAGCCAGCCGCTTCCGTCTTCAGCGATTCGGCGTAGGCGACCGAGTCCTCATGGGAATCCACCGAGCCTTGCGCCTCCAATCCCTTGATGATCGACGCCGGCGCGGTGATGACGCTGTTCGGCTCCTGCCAGGCGCCATCGATATAGGACCTCACCAAAACGCGAGCCTTGACCGGCGCGGTGTCGTCCGCCGCCTCTTGCGTGCCTCTTTTCGCCATATCGAATCCTCCAAAAAATGGGCGGCGTGTGAGGCCGCCCGTAATTGCCGATCAACGTCTGCCGATCTACGCCTCAGGTGGCACTGTGTTGAAAATATTTTACAGCGTTGACGTCCATGAGATTCCCGCCCATCCGGCACCAGGCCAAGAAACCGACCTGGCCGAGCTTCGTGTAGACGCTGTCGGTGAAGCGGAACATCTGCACTTCCATGGCATCGCGGATTTTGTAGTAGTTCAATCCGCCGAAGATCATGGACTTCGCGTTCGCGGCGGGCACCGCCATGTCATTGTTAACCCAGACCGGGTACCCCAGGAGGTAATCGTAAATGGTCGCCCCGTCTTGACCGCTAAAGCCGCCCTCGCCGTTGCCCGTGCCGGTTCCTTGGTCGCCGGTGTTCGGCGTATTGCTGACGTTCAAGCCCGATCGAATGCCGCCGTCATAGGACGGCGTCCAGATCGGCCGCCCGGCCGTATCCTTGATCTTGCGCAGCACCTTGAGCAGGGAGTCGCTCGTCATGAACGCGGCATCGTAGTTGCGATAGGCGGGATCGACGGAGTGCACGAGATCGACTACGTCATCGTAAATGATCGTGAGTGTTTCCCCCGCGATACCCACCTTGCCCGCGCTTGCCTTGGGGACGATGCCATCTGGCTGCGTCGTGCCCGTGCCGACCGTGAAGGCGAGATTCCCGACGCGTCCAATTCGCTGCGCCAGCCGATTCTGCACGAAGGTCTCCATGTTGATGACAGAGTCCTGCAGCAACTCGAAGGGAACGGCGATGATCTTCGATGAGGCCTTATAGACGTTCAACGACGCCGTGCCGAACGAGGGATCGAGAGCGGTTGCGGTCACGTTCTGCGCAATCCACTCGCCGACTTCCGCCGTGCCATCCGAGGTCGGATAGCTTAAGGGCTTGCCGTCCGTGGTTTTCAAGATTTCGGACGTGGCGCGCATCGTCCCGTACGCCTTCATCGCGTCATAGAGCTGGTTCGCGATCAGCGACGGCACCGTGAAGCCGCCCTCTGAGCCGGTGGTCGTCGACATCGTGTTCTTGATGACGAGCTGCTGCTCGGCGGTGAACCCCTCCACGCCCTTGCGCAGGAAGGTGTCGTAGATGCCGCGCGGCGAATTGACCTCGATGCGATGTGACCTGTTCGTATCCGCGATCATCGTGTCGAGCGCGTTGTCCGCATCGAGATCCGCCTGCTTTTGCATGCGACCGATTTCGGCATCGACGCGGTTGATTTCGTCGACCTTTTCGTCGTAAACGGCCTGCTGTGCCGGGGTCCACAGCTTTCCCGGGTGATTATCGAGCAAATTGCGGGTCTCTTTCGCGAGGGCTGAGCGCTGCTCCCGCAAAGCATTGACGGAAATTTTCATTGAATTACTCCGATTGGTGTTAGGCCGAAATTGGCCCAGAAATTCGCTTGGCGGGATGCGCTACGCGAAATCGATTTGGAACCGCCGAAGTCTCTCGGCATGTTCCCTATTTGCTTGATCGGCGGCGGTTGCCTCGTCGTCCGCAATCTTCTTGTCGGCCTCAATCCGATAGCAGGCCGCGGCCTTGGCCGTAAGATCGACCAGCATCTCAACGGTAATCGCTGCGACGTCTTTATTCGGGGCCGCCGGCGCGGGTTTGGGCTTCGGCGCGTTCGCGAAGACCGACAGATCCCACGCGTTGTCTACGCCTTCGGGGTCTTCCTCGGAGACCTTGTCGGCGAATCCTTCGGCGACCGCTTCTTCGGCGGTGAACCAGGTTTCGGCGGACATCCATTCATCAATTTGCGCTGCTGATTTACCAGTTTTTTTAGCGTAGTCGGCCGCAAGGGAACCATCGACTTTCTCCAGAAGTGCAGCGGTTGACAGCAGATCGTCCGAATTGCCGAACGCGAAAGTCCATGCCTTGTGGATCATCAGGAACGAGCCCGGCGCCATTTCCACCTGATCTGCGGCGATCGCGATATAGGACGCGGCCGAGGCGGCAAGGCCATCGACGTGCGCGACAACGGTCGAGGCGTGCTGGGAGATCGCGGTCGCGATCGAGCGGGCGTCAAACACATCGCCGCCGGGTGAGTTGATCCGAAGGTGGATCGTCGGCGCGGTGATCGCGTTGAAGTCCTTGACGAAGGTCTCGGCGTTCACGCCATAGTACGGGTCGATTGAATCGTAGAGGTAAACTGTCGCCTCGGATCCGGTCGCGTTTTCTATCTCACGCCGCTTCGGCCGATCCCGGTTCGCTGCTATCAGTGCCAGAAGTCGATGTCGATTGCGTTCCATTGGAGCCACCTGGTAGAGGGTTGTAAATTTCATCGCCGCCGGGAACGTCCGGCAGGTTCATCCGCCGGCGCACTTCGTTGACGCGCATGAATCCCGGCCCTTGCGCGCCGCCCAAGGCCTGCCGGAACCACTCGCCCAGCGATTTCATGTCGCCGCGGGCGAGCGCTTCTTCGTCGAAATCGGTGCAGTACCGTGCGGTATTGAAGAGTTTCTTGGTACTTTCCTGCTCGATCTCCGCGATATGCGGCGCGAGCGTGTAGCGAATGAAACCCTGCGACATGGACTCGATGCCGCTGCCCCAGGCGCTCGTCTTCTCCGTCTCACCAATCATGAAGGGCGGAACGCCGAAGCCGCGCGCGATATCGATGACCTGAAACTTGCGCGCCTCGAGCATCTGCGCTTCTTCGGCCGTAAAACTGAGCTTCGTCGCATCGGCGCCGTTCTGCAGCACCAACGGCAAACCGCTGTTGTCGGCGCCGCCGTACCTCCTGACCCAGGCGTCGCGCAGCGCGTTGATCTGGCCGTCGTCGAGCTTGACGCCAGCCGGATACCTGATCACGGTCTTCGGCATACCGCCGTTCGAGAAGAACCGGCCGCAATATTCCTCGATCGCGAGCACGATGCCGATCGCCTGACGGGTCGAATCAAGGACCGCCGACAGCGGCGGCTGCGCGATGGAGACGCCATCGCCCATAATCGATTGCTGCGAGATCGACAGGAGCGCCTGGTTATCCTTGAAGTGCAGCATGTCTTCCGGCATGACGCCGAAGATCCGCCCGTTCGCCGTAATCTTGTAGCCGACGATCTCCGCCCGTCGTGAGACCGGATTCCACGCCCGCATCGTCTGCACCTGGCGGTTCGGCACGAAAATGATCTCGCGCACATCGATACCGCGGCCGCCGGCGGAGCGATTCATGCGCGCGAAGGACTCACCGAACAAGAGCTTGTGCGTCAGCACCCGGCGCCAGAACTGTGCGGCCGAGATCTCCCCGTCCGGCGATTCGTTGAAGAGCCACCAGTACGGGTGATCATTGGCCGGCGATTGCAGCCACGAACCATCGACCAGGGTGCGGCTCACAATTCGCAGCGGCATGGCCGTGATGCCGCCGGAGATCAGCGCACAGCAAGCCTGCACCGGGATTGCCCTCGAGGCGGATTCCGGCGTGACGTCCTGGCCCGACCAGGAGGGCATCGCGAACATCGCGGCGAACTGATCCATGGTCAGGCCGGTGATGTCGTTCTTGACCCCCCGTTTGAACAGTTTGGAAATCGGCCAAAATTGCACAGTTCAGAGCTCCGTAAAGGGTTCACCGCTTTGGATCGCACTCAACGCACGACCGAGCGCGGTAATACCCGCGACGACACCGTCGATTTTGTTTTCGGGCCGCTCTTTGCGCGGGTAGATATTTTCCTTCGCGTCCGTGTGACACACGACGTTCGACACCATCCAGGTCAGGACCGGATCACCGTTGTGATGCAGCCGCCCCTGGCGAATCAGCGCGTCGAATTCCTTCATGGGCGCCGAGAAATTGGCCACCGTGTTGCGGTACTCGATCATCGTCGCGCCGTTGTCCGTGAGCTTTTGCGCAAGGAACGTCGCCTGCCACGGGTCGTAGCCGATGTCATTCAGCTGCGCGCGGCTCGAGATGGCCAGGATGTCGTCGATCACGACCTGGAAATCGAGCGTATCGCCTGGCGTTACCGTCAAGAGCCCCATCGCTTCCCAGCCGCGGTACTGGCTGTTGCGGCCGTCCGTCACCGCCTGTTCGGGGAGGAAATACCGGCCGAACAGGTAGTAGTGCCGGATGCCCTCGATATCCCGCGCAT